TATAATCCTACTTTATTTGTCCCATCTAAGAAAGAATCTAAGTACAGAACCTTAGAAGGTGAAAGGGTTGAACCTATTCAACCTGGTTTTGTGCGTGATTGTAGAGAGTTCTACAAGAAGTACCAGGATGTAGAAGGATTCAAAATCTATGGTAATGATAGGTATGTGTCACAATACATATCTGATAAGTATCCAGAGGATGAGATTAAGTTTGACATATCTAAGATTAGATTGGTCACTCTTGATATTGAGGTTAAGTCTGAGAATGGTTTCCCTGATCCAGAAACTGCAGATCAGGAGATTCTATTGATATCTCTTCAAGATTATAATACTAAACAGATTATAACTTGGGGTGTTAATCCATTTAATAATAAGCAGAAGAATGTAAATTATATTGAGTGTCCTAATGAATGGTCGCTGCTTCAAAAATTTATTGATTACTGGAATTCTAATATACCTGATGTAGTAACTGGATGGAACATACAATATTATGATATCCCATACTTATCCAAGAGATTGAATAGAGTCCTTGGTGAGAAGGAGATGAAGAGATTGTCTCCTTGGGGAATGAATACTGAGAATGAGATTTATATTAAGGGTAGGAGGCATCTCTATTATGATGTTGCTGGACTTACTCAACTAGATTATCTAGATCTGTATAAGAAGTTTACCTACAAGGCACAAGAGTCTTATAGGTTGGATTATATTGCTGGTGTAGAACTAGGACAGAAGAAACTAGACCACAGTGAGTTTGATACCTTTAAGGATTTCTACACACAGGGGTGGCAGAAGTTTGTAGAGTATAATATAATTGACGTTGAACTTGTTGACCGTCTGGAAGACAAGATGAAACTGATTGAACTTGCCATCACTATGGCATATGACGCAAAGGTTAACTTTGCTGATGTGTTCTTTCAGGTTAGGATGTGGGACACTATCATCTACAACTATCTGAAGAAGAGGAATATTGTTATTCCTCCTAAAGATAGATCTGAAAAAAATGACAAATACGCAGGTGCTTATGTCAAGGAACCAATTCCAGGAAAGTATGATTGGGTGGTCAGTTTTGATCTCAATAGTCTGTACCCTCACCTTATTATGCAATATAATATCAGTCCAGAGACCCTCAGGGAGGCTAGACATCCCAGTGCGAGCGTTGAAGGGTTCTTAAATCAGGAGGTTAAGATTGATGGGGATTATGCAGTTTGTGCAAATGGAGCACAATATAGGAAGGATGTACGTGGATTCCTTCCTGAACTTATGGACAAGATGTACAATGAAAGGGTCATCTTCAAGAAGAGAATGTTACAAGCAAAGCAGGAGTATGAAAAGAATCCATCCAATGCTCTCACAAAGGAGATTTCTAGGTGTAACAATATCCAGATGGCAAAGAAGATATCACTTAACTCTGCTTATGGTGCTATTGGTAATCAGTACTTCAGGTATTACAAACTTGCTAATGCAGAAGCCATTACTCTGTCTGGCCAAGTATCCATACGCTGGATAGAAAATAAAATGAATGAGAAGATCAATAAGATCTTAAAAACACAGGAGGTTGACTATGTTATTGCTTCAGATACTGATTCCATCTACCTTAATCTTGGCCCTCTGGTTGAGCGTGTATACGAAGGACGAGAGAAAACTAATCAGAATGTTGTTGGGTTCCTTAACAAGGTGTGTGAGAATGAATTTGAGCCTTTTATTGAAGGTGCTTATGAAACGCTGGCCAGGTATCTAAATGCCTATGAGCAGAAGATGTTCATGAAGAGGGAGAACATTGCTGAAAGGGGTATCTGGACTGCTAAGAAGAGATACATTCTGAATGTATGGGATAGTGAGGGTGTCAGGTATGATGAACCCAAACTTAAGATGATGGGTATTGAAGCAGTGAAGTCTTCTACACCTGCCCCATGTAGGCAGATGATTAAGGATGGTCTTAAGATTATGATGAGTGGGACAGAGGATGATGTGATTAAGTTTATTGATAATTCTAGAAAGGAATTCAAGTCTCTTCCTCCAGAAGACATTGCTTTCCCTAGAACAGTATCAGATGTCAAAAAGTATAAAGCACACTCTACAATCTATGGTAAAGGAACTCCTATACATGCAAGAGGTGCTCTTCTTTTCAATCATTACATAGAGAAGAATAACTTGACTAATAAATATTCACTCATCCAGAATGGGGAGAAGATCAAGTTCTGCTATCTGAAGAAACCTAACATTATTCATGAGAATGTTATATCATTCATACAGGATTTTCCTAGAGAGTTAGGTCTTGACAAGTATGTTGATTATGATCTACAATTTGAGAAGTCATTCTTAGAACCACTCAAGATTATTCTTGATGCCATTGGATGGAATGTAGAGAAAACTGTTAATTTGGAATTATTCTTTAGTTGATATGGATTTTTTAAAAGACATTGTAAAAGAAATAGGTAATGAATATACCCAACTGGCATCAGATATTGATGAAACTGAAAGATATGTGGATACAGGTTCGTACATTTTTAATGGACTTGTATCAGGTAGCATATATGGTGGGGTATCTGGGAACAAGATTACTGCTATTGCTGGTGAATCTAGCACTGGAAAAACTTTCTTCTCTCTCGCTGTTGTTAAAAATTTTCTTGACTCTAATCCTGATGGGTATTGCTTATACTTTGATACAGAAGCCGCAGTTAATAAACCCTTATTGGAATCTCGTGGCATAGACTTAGATAGGTTGGTTGTTATTAATGTAGTGACCATTGAAGAGTTTAGAACTAATGCACTTAAGGCAGTAGATATATATCTTAAGAAGGACGCAAATGAACGCAAACCTTGTTTGTTTGTGTTAGACTCCTTGGGTATGCTTTCTACAGAGAAAGAGATCAGGGATGCCTTAGATGATAAGCAAGTCAGGGACATGACCAAATCCCAACTTGTAAAGGGTGCATTCAGAATGCTCACTCTTAAACTTGGTCAAGCAAACATTCCACTTATAGTCACAAACCACACTTACGATGTCATTGGTTCTTACGTTCCTACAAAAGAAATGGGAGGAGGCAGCGGTCTCAAGTACGCAGCGAGTACAATCATATATCTCAGCAAGAAGAAAGAGAAAGATGGAAAAGAAGTCATTGGAAACATTATCAAAGCAAAGACACATAAATCACGTTTAAGTAAGGAGAATAAAACTGTTGAAATACGTCTCTTTTATGATTCTCGTGGTCTTGACCGTTACTATGGTTTACTGGAACTGGGTGAGATTGGGGGACTCTGGAAGAATGTCGCAGGAAGATATGAGATTGGAGGCAAAAAGATATACGCAAAACAGATCCTTTCAGATCCAGACACCTACTTTACTGACCAGGTAATGCAAGCCCTTGATGAGATAGCAAAAAAGGAATTTAGTTATGGAGAGAATTGAATTACTAATTCTCAGGAACTTAATTTATAATGAAGAGTATACTAGAAAAGTAATTCCTTTTATTAAGGATGATTACTTTGAAGAGCAGAATCAAAAGATTATCTTCCAAGAAATTTCTAGTTTTATTCAAGAGTATAATAAGTTAGCAACCAAGGAGATACTCTCTATTGAGGTAGAGAAACGTAATGATATTAATGATTCTAACTTCAAAGAGGTAGTAGATATCATTTCATCTCTTGAGGATGAGGTTGGTGAGATTGATTGGTTAATAGATTCTACTGAGAAGTGGTGTCGTGATCGTGCTATATATTTGGCACTGATGGAATCAATACAGTTAGCAGATGGAAAAGATGAATCCAAAGGAAGGGATGCTATTCCTAGTATTCTCTCTGATGCTCTTTCTGTTTCTTTTGATAATCATGTAGGACACGACTATCTTCAGGATTATGAGAAAAGGTTTGAATCATACCACAGGAAAGAAGATCGTATCCCCTTTGATCTGGAATACTTTAACAAAATTACGAAAGGGGGTTTACCAAACAAAACTCTCAACATTGCTTTGGCTGGCACAGGGGTTGGAAAGTCTTTATTTATGTGTCATGTGGCTAGCAGTGCTCTCATCGAGGGAAAAAACGTACTCTACATCACTCTTGAAATGGCAGAGGAGAAGATTGCGGAGAGGATTGATGCTAACCTACTTAATGTCAATATACAAGACATAACAGATTTGCCTAAACCTATGTTTGATACTAAGGTTGAGGATCTTGCAAAGAAAACACAAGGAACATTAATTATAAAAGAATACCCTACAGCATCAGCACACTCAGGACATTTTAAATCATTATTAAATGAGTTGGCATTGAAGAAATCATTCAGACCTGATATAATATTTGTAGATTACTTGAACATATGTGCATCATCAAGGTACAGAGC